GCTGATGGTTTAGGTGCTGATCAGCCACTTGATGTCAATGTCGGCACCGCCACGAGCATCGATGTCCAGGTCACTGACGCGAATGGCACAGGCATCGACATCACTGGCGCGACCGTCACAGCGAAGGTCTACAGTTCAGCGGGAACACTCGTGGCGTCGTACGCTGGCACTGCGACGTATGCGGACAATGGTCGCCTGACATTCGGTCTCACGACTACGGTGACGAACACGTCTGGCACGTACACTGTGACTGTGACCAGGACAACAGGCGCGACTGACACGCAGATCTTTGGACCATTGAGATTGTATGTGAGGCCAGTATGAGTGTGAACATCATCAACATCACCGAAGATCCGGAACAGGTTGTGCAGCTCGCAGCCTGGACGGGTGACTGGCACACGTACGTGGTGCGATTGGTGGATTCAAACGGCTCACCGATTGACATCACGACAGGCACTCTCGCGGCGACATACACGACAGCCGCCACAGGCGTCGCGTATTCGTTCGGTGGAGGAAGCGCCACGCTCACGAAGTCTCTGTCCTCACAGGGCATTGTGACAATCCTGAACCCGGCTGCATATCCAACAGCAGCTGTCGTGCGCTTGACTTTATCCTTCACCGTGTCGACTACCGTGCGCCGCTTCGGTCCATTACTCATCGAGGTCCTGGCGCCATGACCGTCAAGGTCGACCTGTCCGGCTTCGATGACGCGGAGCAACGTTTTCGCATGTTATCTGTATTTTTGCAGAATGCAGTGAGCGCGAGCTACACCGGCATGATTGCACTGATGACAGGCGCAAAGTCAGGAAGACGCTATAAGGTCGGCGGGACAGTCTATCAAGCATCCGCGCCAGGACAAGCACCAGCGGTGCGAACAGGATTCCTTCGGACATCGATCACCATCGGCAAGGTCAATGACTACGAATACGTCATCAGCATCTCAGCGCCCTATGGCAAGATCTTGGAGTTCAAGAAAAACAGACCGTTCGCGATACCAGCCAGCACGAAGGCATGGAGTGTGTTCCAGGGTGTAGTGAGGAAGTACTTCAATGGTTGAATCACTCGTAGTCGACGAATGGATATTCGACACGCTCACAGCTGATGCAACGCTTCAGGGACTGCTGGCGGTAGACAACCGATCGCCTTCGTACCAGCAAGGTATCTATTTGTACCTCGCTCCGGAAAAGGACCCGATCAGTCTGCGACAGCCACAGGTTCCCTACATCGTTGTACGTCACACTGACAATGGCCAGGACGACACAACGGCCATGTGTGGCGGTCGAATCCTCACCAGTTCCGTGCACCAGGTGTGGTGCTGGGACACGCAGTCTGGTGCTGTCTCGATGGCGCGCATCAAGGCCATCGTGGACCGAATCGATACACTACTAAACCGACAGACAGTAAACTCGACGACTCCTGTCTTTTTCCTGAATCGCGCATCCGTCAGTTCATCTGTCGACGTGTCGCAGGATGGTCGCGTCGATAATGGCATATCACAACTCTACATCGCCACAATAACTCCAGAGGTATAACCAACATGGCCCGTCCGCTACTCGCTAAAGACGTCACACTCACGATCACTTTCACTGCAGCTGCTCTAACCGGTGACACGACTGCACTTCCGACCACGACTGCGACTTCGGTTCAATGTCTCGCGAAGAGCTTCAGCACAACCGTCACACAGAACATGGTCAATGCCACCGCATTATGCGCGGTCTATGAGGCGTCCCTGCCGACAACACAGGCAGGAACAGTTAACCTCGAGCTGTACATCGACAACACCACTGGTCCTCTTTTCCAGACCAAAGTCGGATTCGGTTGTGAGATCGATGTCGACCTCGATGGTGCAGCTTCGGTTGCTGGCAACGTCGTGAAGTATTTTGGTATGGTGACAGAAGCAGGGCTGTCCCTGACTCCGGAAGAAACACAGACCGAAACCGCGACCATCAAGCTTGGCGTGTCCGGAATCACTGGTCTGGCAGGATCATAACTTGAGTTCAATCTTTGACAACATTCCCAAACTAGAGGGTCGACCGAATCTCGTAGTCGACATCGAGCGCTTCATAGGAACGCCAGGTTCAATCGTTTTCCGCGAACCGAAGGCATCCGATCTGTTTCCTCGGCCCGAAGTTGAGAAGATGTTAAAGATTGCATATCCTGAGTTTCCAGCTCAGATGCTGCAAATCCTGATGATCATGGCACGGTGTTATGTGATTCAGCCTGGTGATGGTGAAATCAATCCTGGAAGGCGCTTCGCACAGCTGGCCCGTGACCGTTCTGACATATACCTCTATGTCGTGGCTGAGTTTGCCAAAGCGTTTCCGATTGACTTTGCAGCGGCGGTAGACGAAGTCCCAAACGACTAAGCGGGGTGGCGCAGACGATACTGTACACAAGTGTGCGGCATTTGAAGCGCCATCCCCGTGAGACCGATTTCAGCCTGGACGAGTTCGCTGAAGTCGCATGGGCGGCTGAAGTCTGGGACAATCAGATCGTGGAAATTGTCAAGGCCGTCATGTCGGTCATGGCTAAAAGGACACTCTAATGGCGCTTGGCATCTTCGACATTGTATTCAAAGTTTCAGGCGCTGGCGATGCAGTCCAGGGGCTGAAGAACGTCAAGGCTGAAGCAAAGTCGACAGCTGATGCTTTAGACCATAGTAAATCTTCGGCTGTGAGTTATGGCGACCAGCTGTCAAAGCTTGGAAAACTTGGAGCCACACTCGGTGCCATGGGTGGCCTGATCGCATTCGGAAAGTCTGCACTCACTGCAAGCGGAGAAGCTCAGGAACTAGCCACACGACTCGAAGTCGTTACAGGATCCGCAGCCGAAGCAGCGAAGGTCATGGCGAAGGTTCGCGAAGTCGCCGGTCCTTCACCATTCACCACCAAGCAGCTCGCGAACGCCGCTGTCGGTTTGCAGGCAATGGGTATCAGCGCGACGAAGGCACTCCCGAAACTCGCTGATCTGGGCGCCGCATTCGGTGCCGATGAGGAACACCTCAAGTCCCTGGTCAACATGATGGGTAAGTTGAATCAAGGCATCATGCCAGATTCCGAAACGCTCTCAATGTTCGGCCTATCCAAAAAGGATTTTGCTGGCGAAGGAATCACGTTCGACAAAAACGGAACCTTGATCTCAAGTGCCTCCGAAACTCTGGACGCATTGTTTCGCGTCATTGACAAGAAGTACGGCGGCATGACGGAGCGCATGGCGAAGAATACAAATTCGCAGATGGCAACGATCGTCGATTCGTTTGAACAACTCAAGGTCAAGGTCGGTGATATCTTCGGTGCAGGTTTGGCCCTTGTGACGCCAGCCATTACAAAAGGCCTTGAAGATATCACAAAGTTTTTCGACTCTGTCAAGGTAAATGGTTCGGCTGCACAGACAATCCTTATGGGTATCGCTGCGACACTGGCTGCCATCACTGCGGTCCAGATTGTCAATGGCATCATTACCCTAGTCAAAGTTATGAAGCAGCTGGCAAACGGTCTTAAATTAATAGCGGCGGGTGAGGCATTGGTCAATGCACTGGCAGGTCCTGCTGGTATCGCAAAGGTTCTCGCTGGCGTTGTAGCTGCTGGTGCAGCCATCTATGGGATGAATGCCATCTTCGACCAAATGGAGCAAAGCGGCGAAAAGGGTGGAGGCACTTCAGCACTTGCGCCTCCAGATACAAAACCTCCAATCGGCAAAGCAGCCGAAGCAGCTGCTAGTGCAGCAAAGTCGACCGAAGGCAAGGGCGGTGGTCTGATCAATACAATGATAGACATCGCAACATACGCAGCCAAGATGCAGGCGGCATTTGTGGACATGGCGAAGTCGATGGAAGGACACCTCTATGAGATCGCCAAAAACACCGGCTCCACTCGCGATCTGCTCGATCTTCGGAAACAGACATTCGGCGGCGGGCGCCTGGGTGCAATCGGTGTGACAGCTGCCGAACTTAATGCAGGAAACAACGCAACGAACCAGGGTGGCGTCGGCATTATCCCGCAGACACTCATCCCGGCTTCGACGGACCTTGAGCGCGCGATGCGGAAGATGATGATCCAGCAAGGGCGACAGAACCTGGTCACTGAAATGAGACGAATCTAGATGGCAACAAACTGGCCGCTCAAGGTCGAGGTCGACTGCCCTGAGCCACGTCCTGGCTTAGGGCGCGTGTGTGTCGGTGCCGACGGTACTTCATGGGACCGTGCCAACTCGACAGGTTGGTTTGACAGTGTCACGAATACCGCGATGCCAGCGCCTCTCCCTGTCACCGAAGCATGGTCCAGCACTTACAGTGGACTCTATGCAAGAGTGCCACGAAGCGCCTACACGCTCGTGACGGGGTCTGTCTGGAAGCAGATGGAGATCAATGCCGCTGGCGATTATTACTTGACAGCGACGACACTCGGCACTGCGAATGCGGAGTATGTCAAAACGACTGCGTCGTATGTTGCGAATCAAGGATGGTACATTTCCGCGTACGTGCCAAACTGGGTCGACAAATCATCGTTACCGTTTCTTCGAGTGCAGTGGGGTTATGGATCCGCATCGACAGTCGAGATGGTGTTTCGTGGCGACGGCTCATGCATCGTTTACAAGAATGGTGTACAAAAAGGTGTCTACGACCAGTCTGACACAAACAAGAATCCTGGTCGAGCTGTAACCACTGCGAGTGCTGTTGGTCAGCGTCAGGTCAGCCTGATGATCATCCCGCTCAAGCGTCGTGAGGTGCTGGTGACCTCGACCTTCGGTGCTAACTTCTGCCATATGTTTGAGGACTTGAATGACGTCGAAGGAAACACAATCCTTCCGTCTGGCAGCTTCGCATGGAAAGTTCCATATGGTAGACCAACAGTCCAGATTGCACCGGTGGCATACGAGACGACCGGAATCTTTTACAGCAAAAACATCACGCTCCGATATCCGCCTCCGGTTGGTGCGACTTTCGTCCCGCAGCTGTGGGGTGATGTCGTTGGAACATCCGCAGGGACTGTCACTACAGCCGTCGCTGTAACCGATGGTTTTTCTTCGTACACGCCAGATGGAATCATTGAGAATCTGCGAATCAAGGTGACCATCACGACTCCGAGTCCATACACGCAGACCTATGGTGTCTCTGCGGCAATGGCCAGCAGCACACCAGCTGCAACATCGACATACAATGGTCCAGTCGACATCACACAGTACATCGATAATTTGGTATTGAGTGTTGATGAGACTTCGCGCACCACTCTAAAGATGAGCGCCAGGCGCCAGAAACTCCTCGATGCTGGAGTGGCACAGCCGCAGATCACAGGCGACCGTCCTATTCGTGTGGCCATCTCAGACAGTGCTGATCCGGCTGTATACACCGATATATTCAGAGGCACACTGGCGCCTCCGCAAATCCAGTATGAACAAGGTGATACGAGTCTAAAGTTTAGTACGCTTCAGTTTGAAGGTATGGACCGATCGCGTGATTTTGAACTGTACTATTTTCAAGACGGAATCCTATACGACGGCTACACCGCAGAAAACGCCATCGGTGACATGATGACCATGGCTGGCTATCCTCCGGCAACTTACCTGCTATATAACGACGCGCTCGGAATCAATATTTCTCGCAGTCCAGATATCGCTCGCGGGTATTCAAACTTTGTGCCTCAGCGTGGTGACACAATCGCTTCGATGATTGGGAAACTTAAAACCGACTACGCCGCGACCTTCATCACTGGATGGTCTCCGACATCGAGTGGCTACAAATACCAGTGGTCAAATCCGGCTGACTTGACATCGACCAGTGTAATGACTTTGTATCAAAGTGTCGCGGCAGCAGCTGCTGGTGGCGTCACTGCGGCGCTACAGCAGAAGCGTGTGGTCCGGAAGATGACTGGTCATTACGAGAGTCCAGAGTGCAATCAGATCACCGTCATTGGACAGGATCCGCGTAATGGCGACCTGATCTATTCCTACGATGCAGATGACGCGAGTCAGACTGCTGGCACCGCTCCAGCGTCCAGGCCATACAACTGGCGCGGTCGACCGGTTCCCTACATTTTGTCAGATCCGAGCATCACATCGAGTGCTGTGGCGTACCAGGCCATGCTTGCACTCAAAGACCGACTGATGACAGGTCGAATCCTGATTGAGTGGGAGAGTGACTTCTTGGTGCTGTCCGCGACGAATCGTCCTTTATGGGTTCGTGACGTGGTGACTATCATGCAACCTGATGGTGTGACCATCAAGGGTGTCTATCGCATCATCGCGATTCCGACGATCGAGTTCGTGGTCGAGGCTGGCGTGAAACAGTTCCGACGTGCTGTGTATCGTGGTCTATACCTGAATGACGGTGGCGAGTAGTGGCCTACATCGATGGGACACGTACATCGACGCTCACGATGTCGCACACGCAAAACGTCACGGAGCGCATCTGGAATCCATTCGCGACGCAACCTCTCGAGCCTGACTACGACACGCACTTCACAGACTTTTCGTTCGGCGGACATTTAGGATTCCTTGGTTCGCTCGCTATTGCCACCAGCGTCAATGCACCATCACCTGGTGCAACTTGGACCTGGGAACTTCGTGCAAACCTGGCTGTCAATAATGGCCACGGAAGCACGAACAGCAATTACGTGGTCCTTGCGTCAGGAACCGAGACAGGCGCCACGACATACAAAGATGTCAGCGTGACATGCGCTGGCACATTCACAGCATCGGTCTCGACAGATAAGCTGTGGGACGTTACTGAGACCGCATACAGCTCGAGTGTGGCGCCGACTGTGTTCCCCCCACAGACTGCATACCGATGGTATGAGATGACCACAAGTGGAGCAACGGCGGCCTGTAGTATCACGGCGAATGGTGGAAGTGTCAGCGTGTCCGCAGCTGCGACATCGAGGCGAACAGCAGACTACACTGCCATCCTGTCGGCGAATGGATTCTCAAGTGGTGATGTCCGTCATGACTTCGCTGTGTCACTGGTTAAGGTCAACACGGTCGCAGTGCATGACATCACGCATACTCACACCTTCCACGCGCAGAGCGCCACGGAGTGGAGTCTCAGTGTCCTGGGAACGACTGACGGATTCGGCATTGTTTCAACGGCCAGCGCCACCATCAGCACGAGCTCGTGTCTCGATCGCAGTGTCGCTGTCATAGGTCGCACCAGGGCGTGGTCGACATCGTACCCGGACTCACTGACAGTGACCGTCACAGGATTCGATGGTTCGTCCAGGGCAATAACCGGAACAGGCTCGATGTCGGGGTCAGACACGTTCGTCGACTATGCGACCACGACGGTTCTGACGGATCCGGACTACGGGTCGAACACTCTGACTACATCGCTCGATGATGTTCCGGCAAGCATCTCGTGTGCCATTACTGGTGCATCGCTCACAGCTGTCGGTGAAGCGAATACAGAGACGCGGTGCATGTTCCGTGGCTTCAGGTTCAACGGCTGGAGTCTGGCATATGCCACGACACGAAGCATTGCCGGAACAGGTAACGATCGACTGTACGCGCCATACGAAGGCATGAGCGGATATCGCTACCTCGACATCCAGATCAAGGCGCAAAGCGGGACCTCAGTCGCTGGAACATTCGTCGTCACTGACTACCATGGCAACACGAAGACCTGGAATGTCACAGCTGCGACTACGTCGTACCAAACGGTGACCATCGACCTGTGCAGTCCTGATGCATGGTCTGTCTCCGCACTTCCGCTCACTGACGGGAAGGATACTCCCTATCCGAGGAAGAATACCGCTAGCAGTTCCTACGCTGGCTCAGAGAGCGTCGATAGTGCTTATTGGGGTATCACGTCATGCCAGCGGCTACGCATCGCTACAGGCGCGATTGACCTGGGCACCACGACGCTCAAGCAGGACACGACGAACGGCTTCACGAATAGTCACTATGTTCCATCTGGTCTCGGTTATGAACACGAGCGCATCACACCGGCCATCGTTGCCGAAGTCGACACGACCACGTATTACTATTCACGCCGCTTCTGGCAACAGAACAACGATGGCAGGCACGAAGAAGAGAGCGACTATCGATGGCAAAAGACTGTAGGTGGCGCAACCGGCGTCACGACATACAGTGTCACACCGCTGACCATCGTGGACCTCGTTGGTCAAATCAACACATCCGATGACAGCATCGTCCGACATCCTGGCTGGACCGCCACGAACTCCGTGGCGTATCCTGGGAGTGGTACCTGTAGCGTCTCACAGCCGCCATTGAGGGACTGTTTTTTAAATGGTGGCACTGGTATCTCGACGTGGTTGTATGGCGGTGGAATCCTTGCAACACCGAACGCCACAACCGGAACAGACTTCGCGTATGGCTTCGAGATCGGTGTCGGCACCATTACAGCACAGACGCTGTTCGACTCAATAAACGGCGACTTCATTCCCGATCTATATGACCCTTTCGATGTCAATGGTGGCACGGACAGTGCTTTGTATCTGCCATTCGGAGCCATCCTTCGAGGTCCAGCGCACGGTATTGTCCTAGACACAGCTGGAGATCCGGCGACATCCGGAACAGTGACGCTTCAGCTCTCAAGTGACTCATCATCTCGAGGCACTGACTCGACCTTCGACGCGCTGGGCAACTACCAGACCGGCAATCCATTCGGACTCGGCAAAGCGAATCACAGCATCATCGAGAGTCTAAACTCCGTCGGTGTCAATCCGATGTATAGCGCGAAGCGACAGCGCGCAGTATTTCGCACAGAGGTGCTGTCAGGAAACTGCACGGCTGCTGATGTCAGTCCAGCACAGCAAGCGACATATGGTGTCGTGACAGCTGGTGGCGGTGTCAAGCTGTATCACGCCAGGGCGCACAACGGGACCAACTGGGATGAGGTCACGACGCCAATCACGAACGCCGAATGTCTGTCGCTGGCGTATCAGAAGAACAGCGGTTCGATGGCGCTCATCATCATCGTGGATGACACTGATGGCAGCGTCAAGCGATACCTCACAAGCGACGAAGGGAACACAGTCAGCGTGGCAACTACAATTGGAACCGGCACACATGGCACTGTCTGTGTGTCGCCGAATGGTATGGAATACATCTTCTTCCGCACATCGTCGAGCAACATTGACCGAGTAAAGCGTGACCCGATGGGTAACGTCATTACAGCTGCTTCTACCGTCGTGACAGGCAATGTCAGCGATGATGAAATCGCCTGCTATTGGCGCCTCGGAGTGATTTACATCATCTACACGCACACCTCGACAGGCATCACAATCGTGTCATCTGCCGATGATGCGGAGACCTTCTCTTAAAAAGGAAACGCCTCCAGAGGGGTGCTGGAGGCGTCAGGACTAGGAACTAGAAACCGGTTGGACAATAGGAGTATACAACATGGATGAACGACGAATCGCACTACTGTCGACAGATCTGGCCATCGCGAATGTGGGCGTCCAGGAAGTCGGCGAGAACAGAGGCAAAGCAGTCGAAGCGTATCAAGCATCCTGCAAACCTCCGGTCCCTGCTGGTTCCCCCTGGTGCGCGGCACACGTCCGATTCCGGCATAAACAAGCAGCCACGCAGCTCGGCATCACGTACGATGAGACGTTTCCAAGATCGGCATATTGTCCAGACTGGTCGAGATGGTTCAAGGCAAACTCATTGTGGTTGCCTGTCCAACACATCCGCGATGGCACGACCACGAAGCGACCACGGCGTGGTGATCTGGCGTTGTTTTACTTCTCCGCGTTGTCTCGCATCGCTCACATCGGCATCGTCACAAAGGTCGAGGAGTGGGGTGTCTATACGGTCGAAGGTAACACGAGTCCGGAGCCAAGCGACGAACTCTCCGTCGAGCGTGATGGCGATGGCCTGTATGCGAAGAAACGAAACTGGCACGAGTTCGGCAAGTTCGGCGGCTTCGGTTTTGTAAACTTCTGACAAACCAAAAACCATCTGTATACATGGGCTTCGTCCGGTAAACCGGGGCCATGCGACAGATGGTTTCTGTTTGGTAGTTGTTCGTTCACCGATGTTGGAGCACCGGCGAGACTGTTATACATTTACCGCCAGACATGCACCACTTTTTGATCATGTGCTGGATTCTCTTCAATGCGAAAACAGACCACGCCATCGAGCGCAGGGTGAATGAAGATGAGCGCGCCATCCTGATTC